GCATAAAGACGCTTCAGGTAGATTAATGACGGGTGCAGTTCACACAGAAGATAGCGAGTATTTATATCATAAAGACGAACTACCCTTACAACTTGAAAGCTACACAGACTATCCAGAAGCAGCTAAAGAAAACGCTAAGATAGCTTTAAGATATGCAGAAGAAAACGGATGGGGAGATTGCGGAACACCTGTAGGTAAAGCACGAGCAAATCAGTTAGCAAATGGCGAACCTATAAGCGAAGAAACTATTGCACGAATGGCATCGTTTGAACGTCAACGTCAAAACTCTGACAAGGAGTTAGGAGATGGATGCGGTAGATTAATGTGGTTAGCTTGGGGTGGAGATGAAGGAGTAGAATGGGCGCAACGTAAATTAGAACAAATAAAAAACAAATAAGATGGCAAAACAAAAAACACTAAGTAAGACAAGTCCTAAAGGCGGTAAAAGAGGATGCCTTTGTGACGATGGCACGTATAACTCAAAATGCTGCACAGGAGAGTTGCAAAATCAAGGTGTAGGAAGTACGGTAAATCAAGTCGTAAGTAACGTTGTAAACACGAACACGGAAAGACAAATTAATTAAAAAATACAACAGAACAAAAACACGAAAGTTATTAAATAAAAAAGCTATGAGTTTAAATAGTATTCTTAAAAAGATTTCACAACCTGACAAAATAGAGTTAGCAAAGCATAATGTAGAATTATCATTAGTAGATGATTTTACAAAACAAGCTAACGAAACTGTTGTACAAGGAGATTTGCTTAAAAAAGAAAGTAATGAAATAGAAAAAAATTTAAATAAATATTTTAAATTAAAAGATGATTTAGAAAATCAAAAAAAATCTTTGGAATCTGATTTAGGTGCTATTGAAACAAGAATACAAAACATTAATGTTGGTTATAATAGAACTGCTAAAATCTACCAAGATTTAGTAAATAAGACTTCAGATTTAGGAATAGATTATCCAAAAAGCATTGATAATACATTAAAAAATATTGCAGATTTAGTTAAATATTCTAAAAGTGTTTCTACTAAAAATGTAAAATTATAAATCTCTTTAATAAATAAATATGAAAAAGAACGTAATCAATCAAATTAAAGAACTTCTCGGGATGGAAGTTAAATTAGGTACTATGAAACTTTCAGACGGAGTTACAGTATTAGAAGCTGAAGTGTTTGAAGCAGGAGCAGAAGTATTTATAGTTGCTGAAGACCAAAAAATCGCTTTACCTGTAGGAGAGTATGAATTGGAAGATTCTAAAATGTTGGTAGTAATCGAAGAAGGTATTATTGCTGAAATTAAAGAAAAAGAAGAGGAAGAGGAAATGCCGATGGAAGAGCCAGAAGCAGAAGCAGAGGTAGAAGTTGAGGCAGAAGCAGCAGCACCTAAAGACATTAAAAAGACGGTTGAATCTATCGTTAAAGAAACGTTCTTCTCAGAAATGGAAGCACTTAAAATCGAAAACGAAGAGTTGAAAGCTAAGTTAGAAATGTTTTCAAAAGTTGAGCCTACTACAGAAGTTGCTACTGAAGAAACTACTAAAGAGAATAAGGTTGAATTAGAGGAAGTATCTCCTATCACTTTCAACCCTGAGAATGTAAATAAAGCAGAAGGATTCAAATTTGCTTCTAAAAGAGCAAGAACTACAATGGATTCTATCCTTGAAAAATTAAATAAATAATTAACTAATAATTTAAAAAAAAGATGGCTACTACAACATCAATTACAACTACTTATGCTGGGGAGTTCGCAGGTAAGTACATTGCTGCAGCACTTTTGTCTGCACCAACTTTAGAGCAAGGTGGTTTAACTATCCACCCAAATGTTAAGTACAAACAAGTTATCCAACGTGTTGCTACTGACGGAATCGTTAAGAACGCTACTTGTGATTTTGACGCTACCTCAACTTTAACTCTTACTGAAAGAGTATTGAATCCTGAAGAGTTCCAAGTTAACCTACAACTTTGTAAAAAAGATTTCCACCAAACTTGGCAGGCGGCTGAGATGGGTTACGGAGCATTCGATGTTCTACCTAAATCTTTCGCTGATTTCCTTATTGCTCACGTAGCTGAGAAAGTTGCTTCTCATATGGAAGGTGTTATTTGGGAAGGTAACAACGCTTCTGCAGGTGAGTTTTCAGGTATTATGCGCCAACTTGCAGTTGATGCTACTTTACCAGCTGCACAAGAAGTAGCAGGTACTACAGTAGATGCAGGTGACGTTATCGCTGAACTTGGTAAAATCGTAGACGCTTGTCCATCACGTTTGTACGGACAACCAGATTTGAAATTGTATCTTTCTTCTAACATCGTACGTGCTTATATCCGTGCTTTGGGTGGATTTGGTGCATCAGGTTTGGGTGCTAATGGTGTTAACGCACAAGGTACTCAGTGGTATACTAACGGTTCACTTTCTTTCGATGGTATTCCAATCTTCTTGGCTTATGGTCTTGATGACAACAGAGGTCTTTTAACTCAGTCTTCTAACCTACACTTCGCTACGGGTCTTCTTTCTGACTTGAATGAAGTTAAAGTTATCGATATGGCAGACCTTGATGGTTCTCAAAACGTACGAGTAATTATGCGTTTTACTGCAGATGCTAAATACGGATTTGCAGGAGATTGTGTTACTTACGGTGTAACTAACTCAGCTAACTAATCTTAACCAATAAAATAACGAGGGTGGTGGAATATCTACCACCCTTTTTTTATAATATTTAAAACTTAAAAAAATGAGTTGTGATATCGCAAACGGAAGAATAGAGCCTTGTAAAGATGCGGTAGGTGGTTTAGATGCTATCTACATTATCAATTACGGAGACTATTCTTACCCAAATGATTTAACGTATAACGTTACCAACACGGATGTTATTGATGACATTAACAACGTAACAAACGTGTATAAATTCGAACTTAAAGGAACTAACTCTTTTGAGCAAACGATAAACTCTTCAAGAGACAACGGAACCACTTTTGTGGAGCAGGTTTTAGTTGCTAACTTGAAAAAGCAAGATGTAGCTACCCATAAAATGGTTAAGTTACTTGCTTACGGACGTCCTCACATTATCGTAAGAAACAGAAACAATCAGTTCTTTCTTGCAGGTGTAGAGAGAGGAATGGATGTAACTGCGGGTACTATCTCTAACGGAACGGCACTTGGAGATTTTTCTGGGTACACTTTGACGTTCACAGGAATGGAGAATATCCCTGCAAACTTCTTGAATTGTTCAACTGAGGTAGGGCTTAAAACAGTTCTTTCTAACGCGAACATTGTAACTGTATAGTTTTTCTTTCATAATAGTTGGATTAGGGTAGCTTCGGTTACCCTTTTCTTTTTTAAAACAATATCGAAGTGTTTAAGTTAATATAGTATGATAGTATTAAATGTATCAGCTACAAGCCAAATTATTAGCTTCATTCCACGAGAGGAAAGCTATGATACTTTGGAATTAACTGACGAGCAAACAAATGATACGCAGGTTGTAACTATAATCGATTCTACGGTAGGTGAATATTACCACACTATAGAAGCTATATTTGATTTAGTTGAAAATCATTTCTATATGTTGGTATTAAAAAACGGAAGTGATATAGTATTTAAAGACAAGGTATTCTGCACTAATCAGCCTTTGGTATCATTTAGCGTAAACAATGGTCAGTATGTAAGTTCGACCACAACAAACGACTTTATAATTTATGAGTAATCTACACATCTTAAATTTAGCAAAATACGAAGCGCCTATCATTGAGGAATCAAAGAAGAATGAGTGGGTAACGTATGGAGATTCAAATTCTTACTATCGGTTCTTAATTGATAGATATAAAAACTCTACGACCAATAACGCTATTATAAACAATATTAGCCGTTTGGTATATGGTAAAGGTTTAAGCGCAGTAGATGCTTCAAGAAAGCCTAACGAGTACGCTCAAATGATGTCTATGATTAACGCATACGATATGCGTAAAGTAGTATTAGATTTTGAGATGTTGGGACAAGCAGCGTTTCAGGTACATTATTCTAAAGATAGAAGCAAAGTATTAAAGGCATATCATATTCCTGTACATCTTTTAGCACCTGAGAAATGCAATAAAGATGGACAAATCGAAGCCTATTACTATTCTGATAATTGGGAAGATTTAAGAAACTACGCGCCGAAAAGAATTCCTGCATTTGGATTTGGTAATGAGCAAGTAGAAATAATGTTCATTCAACCTTATTCGGTAGGGATGAAATACTTTAGCTATGTAGATTATCAAGGTGGTATTCCTTACGCAGTATTAGAAGAAGAGATATCAAGCTATTTAATTTCTGAGGTGCAATCTTCATTTAGTTCACGCACGGTAGTAAACTTCAATAACGGACAACCAACCCCAGAGGAGCAAGATATTATTTCTTCTAAGGTTATGTCTAAACTTACAGGCGCAAATGGTCAACGAGTAATCGTAGCATTTAATAACAACGCTGAAAGTAAAACTACAATAGACTCTATACCGGTAGACAATGCTCCCGATTTATACAATCAATTAAGCGAAGAATGTATGCGTAAGATTATGTTATCACATAACGTTACAAGTCCTTTGCTTTTCGGTATTGCTTCAACAAATGGATTTAGTTCAAATGCGGATGAGTTACAAAATAGCTTTGTGTTATTCGATAATTTAGTTATACGACCAAAACAAGAAGTATTGCTTAGTGCTATTGATAGAATGTTAGCAGTTAACGGAATCAGTCTTAACCTATTCTTTAGAACTCTTAAACCACTTGAATTTACAGATTTAGAGAATGCTCAAACTGAAGAGCAAGTAGCACAAGAAACAGGAACGCAGTTAAGTAAACACGACGACCTTATTTCTAACGCTTTAATAGACAAAGGGGAATTGCCTAACGATAATTGGCTTCTAATAGACGAATACGAGGTAGACTATGATAATGACGATAAAGAAAACGAAATGCTTTCTAACGGCGTTAAATTGTCTTTATTTGATAAGATAGTAAACTTAGTTAGTACAGGAACTGCAAGACCTAACTCTAAATCTGAACAAGATGAAAATATAGATGGTGTTAAGTTTATTACTCGTTACGTTTATGCTGGAGATACTACAGAAAAAAGTAGAAAGTTCTGTAAAAATATGACTGCAGCTAATAAGATTTATCGTAAAGAAGACCTACTTCAAATGGGTAACCAAATAGTTAATGAAGGTTGGGGCCCAAGAGGAGCAAATACTTACGATATTTGGCTTTACAAAGGTGGTGGTAATTGTCATCATAGATGGAATAAACGAGTGTATGCAAGTTTTGAAGGCGCAGGAATAGACGTAAACAACCCTAATGCACGAATTATAGCAGGTAAAAAAGCTGAAGCATTTGGATATGTAATTAAGAATCCATCTTTAGTTTCTACAAGACCTATAGATATGCCGAACAAAGGATTTTTACCAAAAGAAAAATAACAATGGCGGAAGCACTTTTAATATCAAGAACAGACTTAGTTAAATTTACTGCGGTAAATGGTAATGTAGATACAGATAAATTTATTCAGTTTATCAAAATAGCGCAGGATGTACACATACAAACTATGTTAGGTACAGACTTGTTGAATAGAATTAAAGCTGAAATTACTTTAGCTACGTCAGGAATCCCAACGGCAATAACTGTAACAAATCAAGGAACAGGCTATACAACGGGAACAGACAGAAGTACAACAAGCGCAACGGGAACGGGTTTAAAATTAAATATTACTGCTGCGGCAGGGTTAATTACAAACGCTACAATAAACACGGCAGGAACGGGTTATAAAGTTGGAAATACTGCAACGGTAGCAGGTGGTACAAATGGAGCGGTAACAATCAGTTCAATCTATACAATACCAAGTGCGTATAACAATCTTTTAGTTGATTATATAAAGCCTATGCTTATACATTGGGCAATGGTAGAATATTTACCTTTTGCAGCTTACACAATCGCTAACAAAGGAGTATATAAACACGATTCAGAGAACGCTACTACAGTAGAAAAAAACGAAGTAGATTTCTTAGTAGAAAAGCAGCGACAAATAGCACAACACTATACACAAAGGTTTGTTGACTACATTAATTTTAACACGGCATCTTTCCCAGAGTATAATTCTAATTCAAACGGTGATATGTACCCACGAGGAGAGAATAACTTAAATGGGTGGTATTTATGAAGAAGTACAAGGTAAAAGAAAACAATATACAAAAGTTAAAGTTATACTTAAAGAAAGTAGAGAAAGATGGCGAACACAATAGGATGGGGGCAAGGCGTTCTTAACACGATTAGTTGGGGAGCAGATGGAAGCAGCGGTGGTTTAGAGACTACTAATTTACTTGCTGAGAATTCTGATTTCTTTGTTACAGAAGCAGAGGACTTTCTTATAGACGAGACATTATTTAATAGCGGTGGGTTTGGAGCAGTCTATGACGTTTCTTATTCAGGCGAAACATTATTAGAACGATAAAAAATACAAAATGGCAGAAAAGAAAATAAGTGAACTAACGGCTAAAGGCGCAGCACTTGCAGCTACGGATTTGATGGTTATATCTGAGGTTAGCGGTGCTTCTTATGTTACTAAAAGAGTTACAGGTGCAAACGTTAAGACATTTGCTCAAAGTGGTTTACCAACTGAGGTGCAAGTAGCTGCGTCAGATGAAACTACGGCACTTACTACGGGAACTGCAAAGGTTACTTTTAGAATGCCTTATGCAATGACAATTACTGCGGTTCGTGCTTCACTTTCAACTGCTCAAGCATCAGGTAGTATCTTCACTGTTGACATCAATGAAGGTGGCACAACTATACTATCTACAAAGCTGACAATTGACAACACTGAAAAGACATCTACAACTGCTGCAACTGCTGCAGTTATTTCTGACACTGCACTAGCAGACGATGCTGAGATAACTATTGACATCGACCAAATTGGTGATGGAACTGCGAAAGGTTTGAAAGTTACTATCATAGGAACAAGAGTATGATAATCAATCCATATTTAGTGCAGCCAAGTGTGCCAGCATTCACTGGATTACTTGACACCTACTCAGGCGCTGCGGCAGCTTATTCTGCTGCACGTAGATTAGCAACTGCATACACTGGCTCACTTATTAGAGTAAGAAGGTCATCTGATAATACTGAGCAAGACATAGGATATACTGCGGGTAATGTTTTAGATGAATCAGCACTTACTACTTTTGTTGGTGCGGGTAATGGATTTGTAACTACTTGGTACGACCAAAGTGGGAATGCTAAAAATGCTATTCAAACAACTGCTGCAAATCAGCCACAAATAGTATCTAGCGGTTCTGTTATTACACAGAATTCTAAACCAGCATTACTTACTGATGGAACGAATGACTCATTAAGGAATTCATTAAGTGTAGCAAGTGGAAATACATTATGTACTTTCTATTCTTTCTCAAAAGTAGGTAATGGTACAAATGATGGATATAAGCCTGAAATAGGAATAAATACAACAAGTAACTCAAATGTAGGTGCTTTGCATTATATTAATCCGTCAGATACAGGTGCCTCATTAGCTTTCTATCCTAACTTTGGATTTTATTTTACATCAGCAAATTCATATTCAAATAATACAATGTATTTAATGAGTGTTATGTTTCCTGGAACTTCACCTTGGAAAGTTTTTAATAACTCTGTAGAAGAAGCAAGTATAGCATCTTATGGAACATTTCAGGCAGACCATACAGGTTTTGATATAGGTATGCAGTTATCAGCAAATAGATATTCAAATAATAAATTTTCTGAGGTTATTTTTTATACATCTAATCAGAATACAAATAGAACAGGAATTGAATCTAATATCAACACATTCTATTCAATCTACTAATGGAAATAAACGGATATAAATACAATACAGAGCAAGAAGCAATTAATGCTAGAGAGGCTTGTGATACTTACTATGGCATTCCCGTAGCACCTGATGACGTTACACAGAATTGGGTAGAATATCAAGCTGCATCTTTAGATAATCCTATCTTTTATTACATCACATTTGATGAATCATTGAAGGTAGTATTAGGGAATCCTACAGATTTTGAAGTTACTACACCACCATTCCCGCCAATAAATTAATTTTACAAATGGCACTAATACCTACAATAGAAGCTATAAAGAAACACGGAGTAATAGGTGTTTTAGTATTAGTAATATTCTTAATGTATAGCTTTTTTACTAAAAGGTTTGAGGTTTTAGAATCTAAACTTGAAAGAGTAGAGTTAAAGTTGTACGATTGCTTAGAAGATAGAATACAAACAAGCAAAAGGCAATTAGATAAACACGTACAATTTAGCGAATTAATGGTAGGTATTTTACCTGATAAAAAGAAATATGGAACTAAAAGAAAGATGGCTATCTAAAACTCCTAAGTTTTGGAAGAAAGTACAAAGAGTAGGAATCATTGCAGGAGCAGTAGGAGCAGCTATAATCGCAGCACCTGTAGCTTTACCCGCAGCATTAATTACGGCAAGTGGATATTTGTTAGCAATCGGTGGAGTTACGGCTACACTATCACAACTTACTAAAGAGTAACTTACCTAATAGTAATATGCAGTTAAGTAAGCATTTAAGTAGAGCAGAATTTGAGCGTTCAGAAACTGCTATAAACTACGGAATAAGCAATTCGATGAACTCTGGGCAACTTGCTAAAGCTATGGCATTAGCTATTAATTGTTTTGAGCCTATTAGAGAGCATTTAGGAAAGCCAATTAGAGTTAATAGTGGTTATCGTTCTCCTGCCGTAAATAAACGCATTGGAGGCGCTCTAACGTCTCAACATAGTTTAGGCGAAGCAATAGATTTAGATTTACACGATAGAGATTTATTCGAGTGGATTATAGACAACGTTGAATACGACCAATTGATAGCAGAAGGTGGTACAGACGATTCTTTTGCTTGGTTTCATATTTCCTACCGAGAAGGTCGTAATCGTAAGCAAGTCTTACGAATGATAAAGAAAGGCGGAAAATCTACCTATATACCTTACAAACGCAAATAGAACCGAGTAACCCTCGGTTTTTTTATTCAAACTTATTATGAGAAGGCGTCTATTTTTTGACATAGAAACATCGTTTAATATTGGTATATTTTGGAGAAGTGGCTACAATCTTACAATACAACCTGATGACATTATAAAAGAACGTGCTATAATTTGCGTGAGTTGGAAGTGGGAAGGGAAAGATGAGGTTCATAATTTAACTTGGGATAAAAACCAATGCGATAAAAAACTTTTAAAAGATTTTGTTAAAATATTAAATCAAGCAGATGAAATAGTAGCGCATAATGGAGATAGATTCGATATAAAATGGCTGCGTACAAGATGCTTAAAACATAAGATTGATATGTTTCCTCAATACCAATCTATAGATACGCTTAAACACGCTAAAAGTCAGTTTAATTTCAATTCAAACAAGTTAGATTATATTGCTAAATTTCTTGGAGTTGGTGCGAAGCTGAAGCACGAAGGTATGGATATGTGGAAAGCTATCATTTTTAATAAAGATGCTGATGCATTAAAACGAATGGTAGAGTATTGTGATATGGATGTCATTGTTCTTGAAAAGGTTTACCACAAATTAGAACCATATACAAAGCAAAAAGTAAACTATGCAGTATTAAGAGGTGGAGAAAAGTTTGAATGCCCTAACTGTGGAAATCTACCACACTATAAAAGTATGTACACAACTGCCGCAGGAACTATTCAACACAGAATGCAATGCTCAGATAGAAAGATTTGCAATAAGAAGTTTACTATTAATAACAAAACTTACATTGGTTATTTACAATTTAAACTTCGTAGTAATATAAAATAGCTACCTTAGTAAAACTTTTTTCGTAAAGTCAATCTGTTTTGTTTAGGTAAGAAAGGGAGTTTGGGAACATTCTCCCTTTGTTTTTTTAAAATAATTAAAATAATTTGTTTAAAAGTATTGCAGTTATAAACAATTGTATTATATTTGTCGAAACAATAATACAAAACAGATGAAAAAACAGATTAAAGAAGCCTTAGAACTTCACGCAAAAGCAAACGAATTGCTTTACTTATGCGAAGGAATGCAGAACCGGATAGATAATATGCTACGGTACAATGCAGAGATAGCCATCCCTAACAACTTTCACGAGCATTCAGAAAATGTTATTGATACCTGCCAACGTGGATTAGGTAGATTATGGAGAAGCTACCAGATAGTGATTGATAAACTTAAAAGTCTTGATGAGATATGAAAGAGGAATTAACAAAGTACGTTGAGCAATTGGAGATTGAGCGACAAGCAAACACAGATGTTTATTCAGAAGAAACATTAAACAGATTAGATAACTTAATTAAAGAGTATCACAAACTAATATTGTCACTATGAAAACACGAAACGTATTTAAGAAAGTAACAGAGGCATTTAACCAACACGTAAAGCCTACTACATTAGAAAACGAGTTCATCCCTAACAACGGAGTAAGACACGGAGACTTAAAAAGATATTGGGATAATTACAACGCTCAATTAGTAAATAGAATCTCAGAGATAAAAAGCTATGAAAAGATTTAAGATAACATACAAGGTAAAGCTAAAGAGATGGGAGGAGCGTTACTTAATTGTAAGCGCACACACTCAGTCAGATGCTAAAGATAAATTCCAATTATGGAAAGGTTTAATAACAGATATAAGTGAGATATGAAACAGCAAAGAACAGCAATGCAAGAACTAATACATATTATGAATAATAGTGTTGGTTTAGAAAACGGATTTGAATGGAGAAGAGTAGCGAATTTATTACTTGAAAAAGAAAAAGAGCAGATGGAAAAAGTATGGGTAGCGGGTTTATATTGTGAAACTGGAGATAGGCAAGCATTCATAGATTATTATAACGAAACCTATAAATTAGAACAATGAAACAGACAGCGGTAGAATGGTTAGTTGAATATTTAAATTTAGATGAGACCTCACCTAATTATAATGAATTGATTATAAACAAAGCCAAAGAAATGGAGAAGCAACAAATTGTTAATGCTTGGTTCGGTGGATATTTAAACGGAGAAATTAAAAGCGAATTAAAAAGTGAACAATACTACAACGAAACCTTTAAATCAGAGTAAGATGCCAGATATAGCAATGTGCAAAAATGAAACTTGCAAACTAAAGAAAGATTGTTACCGATATATGGCAGAACCATCTAAATATTGGCAAACATACGCAGACATAAAGCCTAACGAAAAAGGCAAATGTGATTACTTTATCAAATACATAAAACCAAAAAAATGAATTATAACATACAATCAATTACAGACACAAAAAAATCATTTCCTAAAAATACAAGATTCGTTTTTGAAGATTTTTTAATAGCTTGTCCTTTCTCTCTGGAGTATCTTCGCCAAGTATCACGCAAACGAGAAGTAATGCAATGGCGGCAGTTAGGTATGGTTTGGTTAGCAATAGAAAATATGCACCTGAGCAAAGCAGGAAGATTCTTTGATAAAGACCATAGCACAGTTATTCACGCTTTAAAAGTAGTTAGACAAGCCAATAACGGATTTGATTATGTGCTAAAAGAAAAGATTGATAAGATAATGAACTGCATAGACTTGAGTGTGCCTTATTCAAACGATTCAAGCGAGAACGAAAAGAACTCTTTAATTTATTTAGAACGATTAATTAAAAAAAAATTAGCTGCTGAAGGTATGCTATGTGTTTAAAAGTATTATATTTGTAAACAATTAAAAACAGAATAACTATGAAAAAAGAAGAAGTGGTAGACGTTCTACCGAAAAGCGAAAGTATCTACACTAAGCTATGGAAAGCTAAACAAGAAATCGGCAAAGTTACTAAAGGTTCTAACAATCCTTTCTTTAAATCGAAATACGCTGATTTAAACGCTATTTTAGAAGCTACTGAACCAATCCTATTAAAACACGGTTTAATACTCTTACAGCCCATCTTAGACGGCAAGGTGTGCACTCAGATAATAGACATAGATAACGGAGATAAGATAGAAAGCAGTTTAGTTCTTCCAATGATTACGGACCCACAGAAATTAATTGCTTCGATTACTTATTACCGAAGAGGAAGTTTACAGACGCTTTTAAGTTTACAGGCGGTGGATGACGATGGTAACACGGCACGAGAAGCGGTAAGTAAATTATTTCCTCAAGAGCGTTTTGAATCTGGACTTGCTAAAGTATCAAACGGAGAGTTAACTACTGAACAATTTAAGAATGCTTTGAAAGGATATGAATTAACTGAGTTACAAACCAAAGCAATGTTACTTTTATAATTAGTAATCAATAAAAACAAATAAATATGTTTAACACAACAACAGCACCAATGGCGAAGAATAGTAACCAAGTGCAAGAAGGAAAAGAAGTAAACAAGGTTTACAAAACAAACAATTTGTCAATGTTCAAACAAATTGACGGAAACAGAATTCCAAATTTACAGCACATTAAGCGATTAGCTGATTCAATTCGTGTTTATGGAATGAAGTGTAACCCAATTTTAGTTAATGAACGAATGGAAGTAATAGATGGACAACATCGTTTAATGGCTGCTAAAGAAGCTGAATCATTTGTTTATTACATTATTGTAAATGGATATTCATTAAATGAAGTTCACACGTTAAATCTTAATCAAAAGAATTGGACTAAAAAAGATTTTATGGAGGGATACGCTAATATGGGAATTGAATCTTATATTAAATTACGTGAATTTTCAATAAAAAATGATGACTATGTTTTTTCAGATTGCATTGCATTATGTCAAAATACTGGAAGCGGCTCATCAAGAAGTTTAGCAATACAAATATCTTGCGGTGTAAAATTAGATGGTTCAGCACAAATATTTGAGCAGGGCACGTGGAGATGTGGAGATATTGATTTGGCTCAAGATATGGCTAACAAAATACGAATGATAAAATCTTATTATTTAGGTTATAATCGTACAAGTTTTGTTCAAACAATGATGGGGCTACTTCAAAAAGAAACATTTGATTTTAACGAGTTTATGCACAAATTAAGATTGCAACCAACAGCAATGGTAGATTGTGCTAATCGTGAGCAGTATAAAACTGTTATTGAAGATATTTACAATTACAAGAGTAGAAACAAAATTAGCCTTAGATACTGATGAAGATTAGATGTAGCGCAATAGGTAAGATAATGACTTCATCCAGAACAAAGGGAGAGGTTTTATCTGAAACTGCAAAGACTTATATTCAAGATTACTTTAAAGAAAAGGAATTAGGAATAGCTAAAGAGTTTTGGAGTAGATATACAGATAAAGGTTTACAGATGGAAGATGAGGCAATAGAGTTTGCAGGTCAAGTCTTAGGGTGGGAGTTTGTAGTTAAAAACACGGAACGATATAATAACGAATGGCTAACAGGAGAACCCGATGTAATTACAAAGGAATTACTTGCAGACATTAAATGCTCTTGGGATGGCTCTACGTTTCCATTATTCGATACTGAGTTAAAGAATAAGGACTACTTTTATCAACTGCAAGGTTATATGATGCTTACAGGAATGGATAAAGCTGAATTAGTTTACTGTTTAATGAATACACCCCATCAAATTGTAGAAGATGAGGTACGCAGAGCGCATTGGAAAGCAGGATTAATAGATGAGGATTTAGACTTGCGTGAAGCGGTACAGAGCCAACACACATTCGACCATATTCCTAACAACCTACGAATTAAAAGATTCATCGTAGAAAGAGACGAACAAGCTATCGAACAGATTAAAGAGAAAGTAGAACTTTGTAGAAACTACTACGAACAATTAAAAAGTATAATTTAAAAACAAAAGTAAAAATGAGTTACGACAACACGAACACGGCAGTTATTTTTAAGAATAACAAGAAAGAAAACGAGAAGCATCCTGACTACCGCGGGACTATAAACGTAGACGGAAGAGAATTAGAAATTAGCCTATGGATTAAGGATGGGAAAGCAGGTAAGTTCTTTTCAGGTAAGATTCAAGAACCATTTAAAAAGATGGAAAATACTTCAGACAAGATTAGAAACGAAAGTTCTGGATTGCCTTTTTAGTCACAATTTTTATTATATTTGTGACATAGTTACGCTTCGACATTATAGTAACTGAACAGAATTATTACCCGATTATTTGAAAGCGAGGTCGAAGCCGCAAGTAAAATGGTCGGGTTTTTTATTTAAAGGTTACTCGTTATCCTAAAACGTTTATTAAATTATGGCAAATGTCAAATTATTATTTGGTGGTTCTGAACAATCAGAAACACAATCAATCTCAGTAGAATGCTTTTGTAATATGTATGGAGAAATAACCATTCGCATTGATAAAGGTCAAGATTTTCCAATTTCATTAATTTCATTAGATAGGGAAACTGCTATTAAATTTTCTCGTGAATTGCGTAAACAAATCTCTTTAATTGATTGATATGAGCGGATGGATTAAAATACACAGAAAGATTTTAGATTGGGAATGGTATAACGATTCAAATACTTTTAGGTTGTTTATGCATTTAATTTTAAAAGCAAATCATAAATCTAAAAAATATAGAGGAGTTAATATTGATGTAGGTTGTTTAATGACAGGTAGGGAATTATTATCTAATGAAACTGGCTTATCAGTGCAACAAGTAAGAACGTGTTTAGAGCGTTTGAAATCAACCAACGAAATAACCATCAAATCAACGAAGCAAGGTACTATAATTCAAGTACTTAACTACCAAAAGTATCAGGTGTCAACCAACGATTTAACCGCAAATCAACCACAGAATAACCAGCAAGTAACCATTAACAAGAATGTAAAGAATGAAAAAGAAGTATTATTGGATGAATGGATTACGTATAGAAGGACAATTAAGAAGGTTTTAAGCGAAGCATCTATAAACAAACTTTTAAAAGAAATAGAATCCTATTCAATAGAAAAATGTAGGTTTGTTATTGATGCATCTATATCAAATGGATGGCAAGGTTTATTTTGGGATAAATATATAGAACCTAAACAACAAGCTAAATCTGAAGAGCAAATTAGATACGAACACGTTTTAAAACAAATGGAACTAAACAAATGATACTATCAACAGGACATAGCACAAAATACTTAAACGACTATAAGAGCGGTAAGATATCTCAAGGTTTGGGTATAGGATGCGTATTAGATGACTACATTAGATTTAAACGTAAGCAGCTAAATATAGTTTTAGGACACGATAATGTAGGTAAATCCTATTGGATGGAATGGTACTTTCTTGCATTGGCTACTAACCACGATTTGAAAACAGTTGTTTGGATGGGTGAGAACTCAAGCGGTCAAGTGATGCGTGATTTAATACAAATGTATTCAGGCAAACATTTTAAGGATTTAACTTATGATGAGATACGCAAACACGAATCATTTATTGAATACTATTTTAAATTCTTAAGCAATGAAAAACTATACAAGCCAAAAGAAGTTTTAGATATCATTGGTTCTACAGATGCAGATATAGGATTTATTGACCCATTTACAGGATTAGATAGAGGTATGCAGCATTCAGATAATTATGAATTTTTAAATACTACAAGACAATTCTGTAATCAATCTGGAAAGACTTTATATGTATCAACACATCCTAATTCAGAAAGTGGTAGAAGTGGTATGTTATACGGAGATGACTTCCCTGAATGGAAAGGGCATTTAAAACCACCACTTAAAGCACATATAGAAGGCGGTAAACCTTTCTTAAATCGATGTGACGATATGTTAATTATTCACAGGTTAGTTAAACATCCTACAATGAAATATTCTACAATGATAGACATAGAAAAAATTAAAGATAGAGATACAGGTGGTCAATGTACTGAGTTAGGTATGCCTTTGTTATTTGATTTTAATAGTGGTTTAGGATTTAAGATTGGTGGTATAGACCCTATTAAAAGACGAAAGAATGTAATGAATAACGAAACGCAATCTTTTTACAGAGCATTAGAACATAATAATAACTTTGACGATAAACTCCCTTTTTAATATGAATTTATTTGATGTAATACACGCTAAGACTTCCTTAAATGCGATTATAGGAAGCATAAGACTTTCTCTACACGATTTACGAGAGAAACACGAACACAGAAAAGATTTAATAGAAACCTTAGAGAAATACGAAATATGGATGAGTGAAACACGAGATACTTTAAGTGCTATGGAAGATGAGAATAAGCAGCTAATTAAAAGACTTGCTCAGTATCATACAGAGTATTTAAAATTAAAGCGAGAAAATAATGAATTTAAACAGTTGTTATGAATGAAGAACAATTATTTAATTATTTAAAAAAATATTATATATACGATTTAACAAAGTGCGAAGATAAATTTTCAAGTTATGATTGTTTTAGTAAAATTTATAGATGTGTAATTGAGTTAAAATGTAGAAATAAACACTACGATAATTTGATGTTAGAGAAAATTAAATATGATAGTTTAAACAAAATGAATTGCAAGGCTCTTTATATAAATTCAACACCAGAAGGAATATTTGTTTTCAATATAAATGATATAAAACCAAATTGGATTACTGATAATTCAATGCCTAAACAAACAGAATTTGAAAATAATAACAAGATTGAAAAGACATATACATTAATTTCTATACATAATGCCATAAAAATATGAAAGCTAAGAAATGCAAGGTATGTAAAAACGAATTCACACCGATATACACTACTGCACAAAGCACTTGTTCGTTAAGTTGTGCTATTGAACAAACTGCACAAAAGAAAACTCAAGCGTGGAAAGAGCGTAAGAAGATATTAAAAGACGAACTAACTACTGTGCAAGATTTAATGAAAGTAGCGCAGCAAGTATTTAACAAGTATATTAGGTTAAGAGATGAAGGTAATTTATGCGTGAGTTGCGGTAAAACACCTAAGAAAGGCAATGCAGGACATTTTTATTCGGCAGGTGGACACTTCAATGTAAGGTTCGATGAGCGCAATGTACATTTACAATGTGAGTATTGCAATTCGTTTTTATCTGGCAATCTTTTACCTTACCGTGAAAATCTTTTAGTTAAGTTAGGATATGAAGAATTTGAACGTTTAAGCATTGATGCGATGAAAACACGAAAGTTTACAAGAGAAGAATTAAAAGAGATTATAGAAAAATATAAGCAAAAGATTAAAGATGAATTTTAATAGCGATTTTAGATATGATTTAGAGATAGGACAGATATATGAAAAGCAATTAAATGATTTGTTTGGTAAAAAAATTGAAGTGAAGCGAGACTTTAAATGCTTAGAAACAGGAAATATATTTGTAGAATACGAATCAAGAAACAAGAAGAGTGGATTAGCAAGTACAGAAGCTGAATATTGGTGCTATTGGTTAAGTGATGAGCATTGCATCTTTATAAAAACAGAACGATTAAAACAAATGTGTAGAAAATATATAGGTACAAACAGAGATATTCTTGGTGGAGATTTAAATACAAGCAAAGGAATTTTACTTCCAACTATTGATTTATTAAAAAGTTAATTATATTTGAACCAACAAAACAGAAAAATTATGAAAGTAGAAATCCAAAACTTTACAGGAACTCAGAAAGAGTTTGAATTAGAAATCGTCTATGCAAAAGGAGTGATAGAGATTTTCTCAGCTAAAGCCGAATACAGATATGGCTACGACTTAGCAACTGATACCCCAGAGTTTATCTTTGAAAGCATTCAAGGGGCAAAATGGAATGGAATCACAGGAATTTATTATCCTTATGTTTTCTCAGAGGAAGAATGTAACGCAATCGAAGCGCAGATGAGAGACCAAATTGATTGGGAAGAAATTATAGATGTGTTAAACAATTGGAATAATAGAGATTAACGGTCGGGCGGTTGGCGTTCGTTGCCGACTTTGGAACACGAAACTTTAACTTAAAAACAAATTTTAATATGGAAAACAACACTTTAACAAACCACGAAAACGGCAATGACGCTAACCGCTTGTTAGCGGATAGTGCCTTAGTGTGTAGTGGTTGCCTTAAAAAAGACGGAACTGTTCATAGAGATATGTATGATGGCTTATGTGCTGATTGTACTACGAAAGCATTATATGACTATGACTTTGCAAAGAAAGCCGAAAAGACAAACGAATCGCTCAAAAGGCATTACCGCTAACAGCCGCATAGGCATCCGCTTTAGTGGTGCTTATGCTTTGTTAAAAATTTAAAATATACATTATGAAAGCAATATTAGAATTTAACCTACCAGAAGACGCACACGAATACAATCTTGTAAACAAGGCG